AGAAATTGCTGTTCAAACTGGTGACATTTCCCGGATTGGCAGTGACCACGTTGGCTATCAAGTTGGCCGCAGCCGGAATTAATCCGGTACTGAATGCAGCATTTAAATTGGCGTATGTACCAGCTCCAGGCAGGCCGCCTGGAATAACAATATCTATTATAACCGGCGGTCCTGGATCTATTACGTTTCCGTAATCACCGTCAAGTGTGTTTTGCATAACAGTAAACACCCCATCGGTAGAATCAGACAGGTAGTACAATGTGTTAGCAGCCTGCATGTTGTTGATAGTGTTGGCTGCAGCCGTAAATTCTTCTGTGTAAGGTATGCCGGTTATGGTACCCATAAAGTCAAACAGGGTTAATGTGCCGTTTGGACCTGTTCCTGTGGCCAGCAAGGTATTTAAGTTGCTGCTGACACTGGTGGGCACAGGTTGAGTCAATGCATTTATATCGCCTAGCCCTGTGTTGATTTCTATGGCACGAACAGCTGTAGTAAAGGCTGGAAGCGTCAGTTGTGATATGTTTTTGACCTGACCTAGACTGTTGCCAATAGCTCTGTTGGCCAAGGCCTGATCTGATGGAATAATCTTGGCCAGTTCATTGTAGGCTTCGTCGTTGATGAACATGGGCAATATCACTGCGTTTACTGTGGCGGCCGCACCGTAGATGTTGGTTAGAGATATGGTCACCGGAATTGGTCCGCCACCTGTGGGTGCCTGTATGGTCAGTTGCTGGTAGCTGTTGGGCAAGGTCTTGACCGGATTCAGAAGATCAGCCATGGTGGTCAAGTTGAGTGTGGTCACATCCAGAATGGTCTTGACCTGATCCAATGTGCTGCCAGTGGTGTCCAACATTGCTTGATAAATGATGCCTTCTGCTTGAGTTGTGGCACTGGTGTCTGTCAGTATGGTATTCAACTCTTCTGTGGACAGGCCAGCAGCATCTAATTTGGCAGTGAATTCTGGCAACAATCCTCCGGCCTTGGCCATTTGAAACAACAATGCAGATGGAAATCCATAGTAGATCAAATTGGTTAGATCCCAGGCCTGACCCAGTTTCAGCAGGTCTTCGCCGAAGGCCGGGAGTGTGCGATTAATGTCGCTGATTCCTCCTGTGCTCAAACTATTCATACTGGTAAAGGTCGGTGCCAATGTTGAAGAGTTCTTGACTGTGTTAATGATGGGATTGTTTTGCGATATGTAACCTTGGCATATATTATAGACTTGAGCAAATATGCTAATATCTCCTGATCCCAATATCTGTGAGGCTTGAGTAGTCACCAGGCCGCTGAATCCAGTGGCACTGTTGCCAATTGCTAAATTAGCTGCATAATTACTAGGAACCGCATCTGTGATAGCAGGAAAATTGCTGGCACCCAGGGTTTGTAAGGAACTAAAGGTTGCACTAGTAATTTGATTATTGGCCACACCTACATTGCCAACTGCTGTGCCTAATACGCCTAGATATTTGCTCACAGCGGTGGTACTATTATAAGCAGTGATAGCTGTGATTAAATTACTGCTGACAGATAGACCTTGATTTTGTAACAGGCCATCTGTGGCTATCAACATTACTGAACTGTATTGACCGTTGCTCATTTGTTATCCAATAAAGACACTTTGGCTGCCTTGTATTATTTGTGTGCATTCACTCAGGCGATCACCAATCACTGCAACAGGTCTGCCATTTATAAACACACTGCTACCAGTGGCAATAATTTTACTCACATGCGGAACACATTTTTTACCAGAAGGCTTTTGATGCACTGTACTAGAATCGCCGTCTCTGGCCACCGGTTTGCCATCAATAAAAACGTCAGGAGATCCTGTGGCAATTGTATATCCACTGCAATGTACAGCTCCGGCATCACCTTGTCTTGCTACTGCTGGCATAATAATCTCCTGTGTATTATTTATTGGAGAATTTAACCCTATTTAATCATTTGCAAGTAAGTATCAGTTATCGGAGTTCGTATACCAGTTACTTGTAGAGTAACTCTGGGTCCGTGGCTGGCATTGGCTGTGGCGTGTGGAATGTTTTGCCAATCAAATGTAGTGACATCGCCGGCACGCCACATACTGTGTTGATAGTTACCATAGTTCCAAAACTGTCCTGGCATCCAATCGGTCAGCTGTATTTGAACACGCAATACTGAGTCAGGGTTTTCTGGATTCCATTTTTCCAGCTTGTCTAAATGGTAGTTCCACACTTGTCCTGGCTGTTGAACATGTATACGCACCATTGCATCATCTAAGGCAAATTGATCTGCAATGTCTTGCAGCACCGGAGGAATGTTCCAATTCAAATTGGTGATAACATAGTCCGCACCGTAGCCTTCACGTTCTAAGTCATAATCTTCTGCAGCCAATTCCGCCTCCGGACGTGACTTACCAACTGCACCTCTGGTACGCCAAGTTGCTGCCTTAGAATTTTCTACAATATCTGCTAACTCCGTGTTCCAGCAAGGTTCGATAAACCCTAATGCGATTACACGATCTTGGGTTGGATCAAACTTTGTATGATCAAAGTGATATTTACTGCGTTTTTTAGTTGTATCCCATGCACTCGTCATATTACTGTTACCTCAATGTCTGCAGCGGTGTATGATTGATAATACTCCTCAGGCGGTCTAGCAATACCCAGAGTATCAGCCAAGGTAACATTGTCGCCTATAAAAAAGCAATTATTATCGTACCAAGCTGTTAGTATATCGGCATTTTGTCGTGCAATAATACCGGCCATATTTCTTAAATTTACATAATACTTGTCGTACTTGGGGTATGTGATGTCAAAATGCCCGCACTTGACCCACCAACCCAGGCAAGCATCGTTGGGTCTGTGTACAAGAACAATAGGACAATCCGGCCAGGTTTCTTTAATAAAGTTGATATGATGTGCGAAGATATGACTTTTAATGATACGAATACCAGTTCCCTCTGGATCAAATGCACTATCAAAGAATTCTTCTAGATGTTGTTTGGATTCCAAGTTCATTTGCTGACTCAGATCCATTTCCATGCCTGGGTCAAAGTATGCACCCATGTGCATCAGTTGATTAACACCAGATGCATCGTGCCAGTACTCGCGTTGTGAGCTGGCATCAGAACGATCAATGTCGGCACTAAAGTAGATATTCTTGGCCACGCTGGACCACTTGCTACCGGGTGCTCCAGCCATAAAAATATATTTCATATCAATCCAATTTAACAGTTTCCAACACCGGCATAAAAGTCTTGCGTAATGTTTCCATTTGTCTACGAAGTCCTGCAGGTGTTAATTCTTTGTTTTCTACAAATACAACCTGCTGATGTATCCATTCTTGGTACTCTTTACTTTGTGCAGCCGGTACAAACTGTGTCAAATACCAATCAACAATTTCCCGAGCAGTATTGGACGGTAATACAAGTGCCCATGCAGCATACACTTCGATGCCTGGCGCCACTGTCTGCAGCAAGGGCACAGCAGGAAACTGTGGCATTGTGCGGGTACCAGTGAATCCAATGGCCTTTACCTTACCGGCTTCGACCAGGGGTTTAGCTACAGCAATTGGCATAATACCAAACTCAGTACCACCTGCATCTTTGGCCACGCTAGTGACTGCTTGTAGCGGACCGTTGAAGTTGATGGTTTTGACCATGTCAGCATTTCCGTTGTTTTTAAACATGAGATATTCAAATGCTGTACGATGTGCGCCACCACCAATTGCCACATTGACAGGTTCTTTTGTTGCTTGTATACGCTTGACAAAGTCTTCGGGTGTATTTACAGAGCTTTTGACATGGGCTACTAAAACCAACGGACTCTTACCAATTGTCATTACAGGAGTAAACTCGTCATAATTGAATTTCTTAACAGACTTCTGCCAGATATCGTTGGTGACAAATGTACTCATATGGCTAGGAAGTGCAGCTGTATATCCGTCCGGTGCTGCTTTAGCAAAACTGTTCATTGCAATCACACTGTCTGCGCCAGGTTGATTTTGAATGATAAAATTAATTTTTGGGTTTTGTTTTTCAACAATACTGGCCAACTTTCTAAATGCTATTTCGTTACCGGATCCAGGTGGGTTGCCGATTACAACAGTGATGGGCTTGGTAGGTTCCCAGGCAAAGGCTGGTGCCATTGCTATAGTTAGCAATAGCACAGAGATAATACGTTTCATTTTTGTTCCTCGTGAAAATATAATGATATATAGTTGAATAAAACAAAGACGACAAAATTTTTTGCATCTTTGTAATTTTATTTACCTTTTTAGAGAAAAAACTAATGAATAGTAAAATTTTAAAGTGTATTGAAGAAAATTTGCAAGAAGCCTTCAATATTGACAAGTATGAGTATGTTAGGCATACCATCAAACATGATTGCAAATTGGATGACTTGCCATGGACGCCTGCACGTAAGAAGAAGCTGATACAAAAATTAGAGTCCGTATTTGGGGTGCCTGTTGAACTGGAAGGCACCATTGGTGATCTGGTAGAACGCACTGATGTACGCTACTTAACGTGGTTCTTCGGGGAAGTATGGAAGCCACGTACAGAACAGTATCAATGGACAGGCTATCGTATTGCAGAAGAAATTTGCCGTGCCGATCCAAAGAAGGTATTGGATGTAGGCTGTGGATACAATCCTTTTAAGGGACGTATTCCTAATTTGGTAGGCATTGATCCTTATAATAACTGTGCCGACTTTCAGGTTGATATTTTGGATTATCGAGTAGAGCCTGAATCATACGATCATATTATTGCACTGGGATCAATTAACTTTAACAGCCGAGAGGATATTGAACTGAGATTTGGTGCTACAGTTAATTTGCTGGCACCAGGTGGAAAGCTATGGATGCGTGTTAACCCTGGGCATGTTCATAAAAATGGACCATGGGTTGAAATATTTCCATGGTCCTTTGAAATTGCTTATGAGTTTGCTAAGAAGTTCGATCTAACACTTGAAACTGTAAAACAAGATCAAGATAGACTGTTCTTTTTATTCAGTAAACCTTAACCTGTAATAATTGATTTCTTAGCCGGCACATCGATGCCGGTAGTTGCTTTAATGTAAGAGACTTTGACATCTTCTCTAGTGGGGGCAATCATCGAAATTGCTGATGCATACAGGATCACATCCTGGTCCATTACAGCAGTAAACATGCTGGGCATTAGCATTGGAGCACCGCCGTTGGGGCCAGGCCCGATACTGACTGGATGTTTGACAATCAACATACCGTCTGCAATTTTTATAATTTTTGCCACAACTTCTTCACCAGATGCAAGTTTGATTGTGTTGATTTCGCCTTCGTTCATTGTTATCCTTTAAGTTGGGTCCAAAATTCTTCTGTTTGAGTAGCTAGACCCTGATAGCCGCCCGGAATAAGTGTTGTGCCATTGAAGACCTGTGGTACACTACGCAGGCCTTGATCTACTAAAAATTCACGGGCTTCTGGTTGCTGTTCTAAGTTAATTGTATTATACACTATTCCGCGAATTTCTAATAGCGTTTTGGCTTGATCGCAGTAAGGACAATTATCTCGTGTATAGATTGTTAGTTTCATATTTTTCTCCTTGTTAAATATTTGGAAGTTCATCGTAGTTGATAATTGAATCCATCACCCCAATTACATAATTCGTTGATTCTGTTTCTTGTAATGCTGATTGCTTCTTGCTGATATCTGTATGCTTGTTGAACCACGGGATTGGAGTAGTACGCGGTGCTGTGCCTTGATACTTGATACCAATTTGTTTCAGTGCATCTACTGCTGTGTAGTCTACAAAGTCTTTTAGAATGTTGGCGTTAAGCCCAATCACTGGACCCATTTTAAACAGGTAAGTGGCCCATTCTTTTTCTTCGCGGATAACATCTTTGTAGATCTCATACACTTCTGCTTCGCATTCGGTTTTGATTTGTGCAAAGCGCGAATCTTCTTTGACAACCTGATTGATCAAGAAAGCTGTCCAGCCCTTGTGTAGCAATTCGTCCTGTAGAATCAAGCTGATGATATTGCCATTGCCAATGAAGATACGATTCTCTACCATGGCCAAACTTGTAGCAAAGCTGACCATAAAGCGAAATGCTTCCAGTGCATAGCTGGCATGTAGTGCTAACCAAATTGCTTTGATGTGTTCATCTTGGTAGACATTATCAGGGTTGAGTTCTTTGCGACAGTTTAATCTATGCAAATAGTCGTAGTACTTGCCCACGCTGCTTGCCATACCAACAATTTCTTCTGTGTCGTGAATTGTGTTAAACACATCTTTGGGCACATTGTAGATGTTGCGGATGATGTGACTGTAGCTGCGACTATGAATATTTGTTTCAAACATCGACCATATTAATACTAACGCTTCAAGTTCGGGTAGACTAACTACCGGAGAAAAGATTTGTACTGGACCTCTTCCTTGTATACTATCTAAGGCTGTTTGTCTCAATAAGTTACTAGTGAAAATATGCTTTACGGCATCGCTAGCATCCTTAAAATCGGCTGCATCTTTAGTTAGACTGATTTCTTCAGGAACCCAGAAAAAACCTCTTTGTGTTTTTTCAAAATCGGCAATCTTATTATATTTGGTTTCTTCGAACCTTTGTACCGTTACTGGGCCTTCGGGATCTAAAAACATTTTTCGTTGAAGATAATTTGTCTTTTTAGATAAATCGTATTGTGCATTACTCATTGTTTTTCCTTACAGTTGTCAAAATGCCAACGCGGCATTGTTATTGCCCCGCCCTCTTTACCGCAATGCGGACAAGTTTTAGTAGGCCTTGGTGGCTTTAATTTCATTGTTTCTCTAGTTTTACTTTTTGATTCTTCTGTATGGTTAGCCGGTCCGTTACCGCCATTGGCTAGTTGTGCCTTGCTAATATTGTCTCTATGTAACAGACTTTTTGGCTTACGCATCTTTTCTTTTGTGGATTCTTTCTTAGACTTGCCTTTACTCGATAATGTTTTACCGTATGTGCAAAATACTGTTACTCCTTTCGATGAATCAAAGTATCGTTTGTTTATGCACAAAGGATCACCAATGTTGTCTTTAATAAGAGTTTGTTCGTAGATAAAGCATTTATCCGAATCAGGATCAGTATAGATTATTTTATATTCAAACGAACTAGTGCTAGTATCTTCGATTAATTTCTTAATTTCGTTCGAAGATGTAAAATAATTATTCCATAAGTCTTGCTCCGGAAGTATACCCTTATCGATATGCTTATATCTAGATCCGTAATAAAACTTTCCTGTAGGAAGATGCTTGATATAATAAACGTATGCAGGTATACTATTCATACTAGAGTTTACACGACTCACATGATTCTTCATCATCAAAATCAATCTGTTCAAGTGGCGTATCTGGGGCTTCTGGCGCGGCCTTACTACCTTGTTTGTTGATCAGGCTGTAGTAGAAAGTTTTAATGCCCCATTGGTGTGCTTGCATCAAATTCTTGGCAATTAAAGTTGTTGGGACTTTGCGTCCAGGAAAGTGTGCAGGATTATAGAATGTGTTAGTACTGATACTTTGATCAACGTAAGCTGCAAGTACAGCCGCAGTCTTTAAGTAGCCGTCACAGTCCTTCTGTTCCCACATCAGCTGATACCGATTCTTTAGCTTTTGGTATTCCGGAACAACCTGTACCAAGGATCCAGCTTTTGATTCTTTAACAGTAATCAAGCTCATGGGAAATTCAATACCGTTGGTACTGTTGATAACAACTGAGCTGGATTCAACAGGTGCAATTGCCATTTGCGTAGCATTACGTACTCCAGATGTGATCATGCGTTCACGCAGGGGTTCCCAAGGAAGTTCTGCGGCGAAGTCTGTCAGCTCGTTGACACCAGCAGCACGTAATTCCCAAGGAAACTTGCCTTGTCCGTAGCGTGTTTGGTCTGAACCCAAGCACTTGCCGCGTTCTTCTGCCAGCTCTACACTGGCTTCTGTCAGATAGAAAGCTTGATGCTCCATCCAAGATTTAACTTCAGCTAATGCATCTGCATCGCCGTACTGGAGGCTACGTTTAGCATGCCAGTAAGCCAAGTTGGTAATACCAATACCCAGCGGACGAATTTCATCATTGCTTAGTTTACTTTGGATTGACAAGAAGTCTTGATAGTCTAAGATGTTGTTTAGGCTGCGATGCAAGATGCGACAAGCACGACGCATATCTTCCGGATTACGGAATGCACCCCAGTTGATAGAACCCAATGTACACAGAGCAATGCGACCTTTATCGTCGTCAAGTCTTTGGAATGGCACAGTAGGCAATAAAATTTCACAGCACAAGTTGCTTTGGAAGATTGTATGATACTCAGGATCAAATGGACCTTGATTCATTACATTGTCAATAAACACAAGATAGATACGTCCTGTGTCTGTACGCTCTTTAAGCAGGCCTGACTTGAATACTTCTTCAGCTGATATTGTTTTCTTGCGTAGATCTTTACGCTTTTCGTACTTAACATACAGCTCTTCAAACCGAGCTGTGTTGCTGTAGAACGCTTGATGTAAGTCAGGCACTTCGTTGGGGTCAAAGAAAGTTATGTTTTCTTTGTTTTTAAATCGTTTCCAGAAGAAAGCACTAAGCACAACCCCATAATCCATATGACGGACTCGGGTTTCTTCTGTTCCTTGGTTGTTCTTAAGGACAATAAGATCATCAAACTGGTAATGCCAAATAGGATAAAAAACTGTAGCACTTGCATTACGAATACCTCCTTGACTGCAACTACGTAGGTCACCAAACCATTTCTTCAAGAATGGAATCATGCCTGTGTGCTGAATCTCGCCGCCGCGAATGGGTGCGCCGAGTGGACGTAGGCGTCCAATCTCAAGACCAATGCCGGCTCTTTTAGCGGCATACTTGGCCATCATTTCTCCTGAAGCAAAGATGCTATCAAGATTGTCATCACTACGAATAAGAACACAACTACTGAACTGTTTAGTTGGAGTTCCCAACCCGGCCAGAACAGGAGTGGCAAGAGTAAAAAGACCGTCAGACGCCGCATTATAATATTCCTTGATGTATTTCATACGAGCCGAGCCAGGCTCTTCACTGTGAAAGACTGTTGCCGCAGCTACCATGTAACGAACTTGTGGAGTTTCGTAAGTTTCTTTTGTAGTACGATTGCGTACCAGATACTTTTCGATCAGCTGTTCAATTGCAGCATATCCATACTGTTCATCTTTGGCATGATCCAAGATGTCATCCATGCGATTCCAGTCATCTTCGGTATACCAAGTCAATAGTTCGCTAGTATATACACCTGCTGCTACATTTTTGCATACGATTTCGTACAGGCGAGGAGGTTCATAGGACCCATATACATCTTTGCGTAGCATTGATAAACGTTGCTTGCCTGCCACGTATTGATAATTGACATTGCCAATATCAGGATTTGATTCTACGTCAATTAGGTCGACTATGGCACGTAGAGTAATTTCATCAATTTCTTTGGTGGTAATACCATCATAAAAATGTGGTTGGCTTTTGATTTCTATCATGCTTTGACTTACATCTGCTGTGCCACTGCAGACCTTGGTAATTTGTGCTTGCCATTTGTCGATATTCAGAGGCTCACGATTACCGCTTCTTTTTTGTACTTGAATTGTCATGTGTCGCTTATTGTAAAAAACTTTCTAATTCAGAACTGTCGATCATGTTCTTAACAGTGGGGATTGGTGTTGAGTGGGTATTTAACATCTCGCCCGGTGCCCAATTCAATATATATTTCCCATGATCGACCTGGACTAAATTGTCTTCTTTTGTCTGTATGATTTTTAAATCTGTGTAAGTCCTATTTTCTATTATCATAATAGTATACACTATACCCAAGGCTCTTGCAAGTTCGCAATAGCCATTATTGTTTAATAATTCCCAGGGCGTGGGCCACGACTGAAGGTTTTCCCAATGTATTAAATGATTAACGATTGGGGCTCTAAACCACCAATCGTTAATTAAGAGTAGTTGTTCTGATTGTTTAAGTAGTGATGCTTCTCGCCGAAGGCAGACCCAATCGGCAAGACTTTCTTGATACGGTGTTTTCCACATTTAGGCCAGGTATGCAAGTGAGTAAGTTAATGTTCCAGTTAATCCTGAATTAGTAGTTGAATATTTTACACTAATTGTAGCGCCAGATTGTGTTACTGCAAGAGTTACACCAGTATCAAAATTTTCTGTATAGTCGTCAGCATACGCAAGAGTCAAACTACTATCATCTGAATTTTGTGCTGTAACAGTTAGAGTGCCTGTTCTTATTGCAGTATCTCTAATTATAGTGTACGACATTTGATATGCTTTAATTGTAGATGTATTAGTTGTAAACACAGTCTGATTAGACTGGTTATTTGCCAAGGGAAACATACGACCATTTTCTCGAGCATAATGGCCTAATTGTATCTGAGTTCCGGTGGTAGAAGAACTACCAGCAACGTATACGCGAAGAACAGCAGCAGCGTCATCATTACTGCGTTGAAACATGTCAGACACGCTGGCATTATTCTCGCTATCAAATTCAATAATTGACGTAACAGGGTTGCTTGTATAATTATTTGCTACATCATAAAAAATATTATAAGCAGATACGTTAAGATCAATGCTGCCATATATAATTCCCTGGGCATATACTATATCAAACATATTGTGTACAGCGCGGAATCCAGTGGCGCCACCGTTAACTGGAGTGCCTGATCCTAATACAATGCCTTGGTATAATG